GGATAGATGTTTACTTAGTGAGTTAGATAAGCCAACACTTATCAGCCCACAAAGTTACATCAAGGACGTGCAATCACGCATGGACATACACCATGTAGAGACACGTGCTCTTATCAAGGACATCATGAACGTAGGCAAGCAAGCCCGTGTCTTATATGACCAGGCATACGCGCGTGCGTTTGATTAGTTATGCCTTATCTAACTTACGCACAATTCATAGCTAAATACCCTGATTGGTTTCAGTGGACTAGCTATGAAGAATACTTGTATGACTATTACGAGTATCAGAGGGAGCTACACCCTGCCTCTATTGATTGATTCTTTCCTCTTGCATATGCTGTACATTTTGGTACAGTATGTGCAGGATGAAGGATTCACACCCCTTCGCTTAACCCTATCTTTTATGGAGGTCAATTGAATTTAAGTAGTCAAGAACTAATACATTTAATAGGTCGATTTAATCACGGTAATCTGCGTCCAAGTTCTTGCACTATGAATAGCAAGGACGTTGTTAAACTAAAAGAGAAATTACTCGATGAATACTATATTAAAGTTCAAGGACGCGGATACTAAACGTAAACAAAAAAGCAGGAGGAATCCTCAAAAGATACGGCAAGCTAAGGCCAAAACGAAACAGCTAGTACGCAAACTTACACGAACTAATTAACATTTATGGAGCACACTCATCAGGCTTTGAGGGATAGACCCCTCTTGAAATTTGTCGTGCAAACTAATAAGAATGAGTACATCGTTCTAGGTACTGACAACATCGAAGCAGGCTATCGAGCTATCAATTTAGCTGGGTTAGTAGGTGAAGAACTCAAGGATGTTATCCCTTGTGGTGAGGATGAAACACGTCAGGAATGGACGGGTGCTGACTATGACCAATCCAAGGACATACATTAAATATGAAAAAGAAGTCTAAACGTTATTACGCAAATAACTATCAAGCAGTAGCAGATACTGAGGCTGAATACTTTCCATCTATGGAGTTCGATGAGTTCTATGTCTATCACCTAGCCAATTGGATGCTACCTAGTAGCCATGACTGCGTGATTAGAGCAACTTCATTAAAGACCGGAAAAGTTAAAGAGTATTCGTATAAGTATCGCAAGGCAGCTGAAAACAAAATCAAGTCCTTAGTCCATACACATGAATTCGTTGTATGTGATCACGAGGCAATACACAAATTATCACCTTATCCACCTAAGAATAATGACAAACAAAACACAAGAGATTAGATTCCAAGAACTAATCAAGGACATCAAGAAGCATCCACATAAGGAGGAATTGCTGACATTAATGAATGAGCAGGTAGCAGATGATACCTATAAGCTGGTAACTGTATAGCTAGATACACTATATAACTTAGTTAATTGTTATCTTTGTTACTAACTTTGACTTCACCTGACTGGACCCATGAGACGCATTAATGTAAACATGCAAGATTCTTGTCACCAGGTATTAAGTGTATTTGCTGCTTATCAACAAAAGAGTATTAACGAAGTTGTGTTAGAGGCGTTATCTACACATATACGCAATCATCCTAGTTACGAAATAATCGCAAAAGATTTGCTACAAAAGACAGACGAATTAGGCGGACCTCTAAAAAATAATTATTGTTGTTGACCACTGAACATTAATGCAACTATTTTCAATCGGTAATCTATATATTGGTAAAGATAATGAATCATTTACTGATATATCTATCCACTTAGGGAGATATCGTATAGAATACGGTAGTCCTAATCTATCTAATCATGGAAACGAAGACGGACGAGCAGATGGCGAGGCTGTTTGCAGTCTTCCAGAATCTCCGTAGTCGCAAGGATGAAGAGATACCAGCTCAGGTTATCTATTGTCTTTTATATATAGCTGCACATAATCCGTGTTACAAGAGTGACATGGAGAGAGCGTTAAAGTTCTCAACAGCTAGTGGCAGTAGGAATACTGATTGGTTAGCAGATAAACATCGTCTTGGTACTGCAGGGTTAGGGTTTATTACCAAGACACAATGTCCAGATACTAATAAAAGGAGGTTAATACTAACGCTTACGAAACAAGGTGAGCAGTTTGTGGACTCTATTAAACACACCCTATGGCAACAGAAAAGCTAAGGACTATTGGTGCTGTATTTGATTACACATTCAAGTACAAAGATACTTGGCATCCATCACGTAAGCAGTATAAAACCTGCTTAGCTAATGCCAAGAAATTCCTGAAGATACATGGACGTAGCTATTTAGTTAAGGACATTAATCAGGAAACAATGAACATCACTCGTAATGTTTTGCGAGAGCGAGACAATGCCAGCAATCGTACAGTAAATATCTGCGTGAATAACGTAGCTATTGCTTTAAACTATTGCATCGAGTGTAGCCGTGTACCTGTACCCAAGGAGCATGGTAAATGGTTCAATGTTGCTAAAAGAAAGTACACTTTTGAGCAACTAGAGGTTAAATACATTGACAAGCCGATCTTCTCAAAAGATCAGGTTATTCATATGTATGAATGGGGATCACGCTTGGCTAATCAAGGTGGTCAGATGTATCAGAATTGTGCTGATACTATTCTCCTTACCGCAACAACAGGTGTACCTTGGCATGAATTCGTTCAGCTCAAAGCAAGCGATGTTGTCTTTGATAGACCTGTACCAATTCTTGATATTGGTAATCGTATGGACTTCAATCTAAAGAGGTCGGTAAGAAAGAGAGAGATTCCATTGGAAGGTGATGCTGCTTTAATGATTCCAATTCTTAAACGTCGTATCGAAAGGGTAGAAGGCAGTAATGCTTACTACTTATTCGGGGATGATTGGATGGATCATGAGAAGTCAGGACGTGATGAACACCTGCGTATCTTTGAGAAGATACGTGATGATTTACGTTACACTTTCGATGATCGTGGAGAAAAGTTAACGCCTTATTGTTTAAGGCACTCATTCTGCACGTGGTCACTAAGAGCTGGAACTTGCCTCGAAAGAACTCGCTACCTTATGGGTCACAGTTCAATCGAAACTACCAGGAAGTATTTACATTTAGTGGCTGAAGATTACGTGAGGTCTATGCCATCCTCACCTGAATTTAAACAACTGGCTACAAGAATCTAGTGAATCTAACAGTGCCGATTTTAGTACAACTTGTTTACACGGACGTGTACATGTACTATTATCGGTACGTTAGTGATCGCTGAGATCGCTTGCTATCACTAGGGAGTGTGGCGGAATTGGTAGACGCACCAGACTTAAAATCTACACACTCATCATTTATACACACATGAAGGGATCGGCTTAAACAGTCGGTCCCTCTTTATTTTTCAGCGAGAACGTAGTTATACCAAGATGGATAAATATACCGTAAATACCCTTACTCAATCTGATGACTTTAATTTATGCCTACACCTGCTCAAATTGATGAGCAAATTAACCACGAACGTGATGCAATTGCTCAAGGATTAAAAAAACTTAGAGAGAATACAAAACGATTAGAAGAGAAAGAATACGCATCAGCTTCTGTATATGGAATTGTTTCTATAGACCAATTATTGCCTGTAGTTGTTGATCGTATTAAGGAAACAAACATTAGATTATATAAAGGAGGAATTGGTTCATCCTTTAGAGAAATAAAACAATACTTATCTGATGTTGAACCCTTAGCGGCTGCAGCTATAGCTTGTAAAATCACTATTGATAAAGTCTTCTCATTTAAAGAAGAAAGCGATCAGATAACAAATGTATGTGATGCCATAGGTACAGGAGTAGAGCAAGAGTGCCAAATGAGGTACTACGAGAAGGCAGCTCCAGGTTTATTAAAGGTACTTAAAGATAATTATTGGCATCGTGCTACTGGTACTTCTTACAAGATTAAAAAGATTCAAACCATATGGAATAGATGTGATGTTGAGGAGTGGAAACCTTGGGGTCGCTCAAACAGAGTCAAACTAGGAGGTTGGTTATTAGATTGTATTCTCAAAACAAGTGGTTGGTTTGCTAAAGAAATAGCTATTAAACACGGTAAAAAAAATAACTACATAGTACCAACTGAATCGTTTGAAGCCATAAAAAGTAAGGTCATGCACGACGCTGAGTTGTTCTGTCCTCTTGCCTGGCCAATGTTAATCGAACCGAATGACTGGTCAACTGAAAAGCCAGGTGGTTATTTGCTTAACGAGGTAATGAAGGGTCACGATATGGTTAGAAAATCTAATGCGTCATGTATACAGGGAGAAAAACCTATTGCTTTCTTAAACAAGATTCAAAAGGTTGCTTACACCCTGAACCCGTTCACCGTAGAAGTATCAGAAATACTTGAGAGACAAGGTATACCAGTTGGGAAGTTTAGACCTATTGTTCAACATCCTCACCCACCTAAGCCAGTTGATATAGCTGAGAACTATGAAGCTAGGAAAAGGTATAGAAGGGAGTTTGCTAGAGCAGAGGATGAGCAGAAGCAAGAACCTAAACGTAACTGTCGTACAAGAATGACGATGGAAACAGTAGAACGCTTTAAGAATAAAGAGAAGTTCTACATTCCCTGGTCATTTGATTATCGAGGAAGGATCTACCCTATACCTGCCTTCCTCACTCCTCAAGATACTGACTGGGGTAAATCACTCTTAAGATTTCATGAAGAATCTTTTATGGATGATGAAGCTGAGAGATGGTTAAGGTTTCAAGTAGCTACAACTTATGGTCTAGATAAAGAAACTCTGGATGATCGTCTCAGCTGGACTTATGAGAATGAATGGTTAATAGAAAGAGTTGCTACAGATCCGATAGGTAATCTTCCAGATTGGGAGGTAGCCGAGGAACCTTGGCAATTCTTAGCTGCATGTGATGAGTTCTACCACTGTGTAATTAAAAGAGATCGGATAAGTACTGGTCTACCAGTGGCTATAGACGCTACATGTAGTGGTCTTCAGATACTTGCAGGTCTCGCTAAAGATAAATCAACAGCTGAACTTGTCAATGTAATACCTACAGACAAGCCTAGTGATGCTTATAAATCAATAGCTGAAGAATCTAAATCAAATATACCTCAAGATATAGTTCCTCACTGGGATCGTAAATGTACTAAGCGTACAGTGATGACGATACCCTACAATGCAAAACCATTCAGCAATAGGTCGTATATTAGAGAAGCTTTAAAGGAGAAGGGTATAGAGATTGATAAAGATTCACTAACAATTATTGTCCAAGCTGTCAGAGATTCGATGCACACTATTGTGCCTGGACCTATGGCAGTAATGAAATGGATAGAAGACCAAGTTAAAGAAGCTTTAAAAAATAATCAAACAGAATTTGAATGGGAAACACCATCAGGTTTTGTTGTTAGGCAGAAGCTATATAAAGCTGAGATGGAACGTATCACCTTACAAGTATTAGGTAGATGCAATATGAGAGTTGCAGTTGGAGATAGCAACACAGTTGATAAAGCAAGACACAAAGCTGCTACAGCTCCGAACCTCATACATTCATTAGATGCTTCACTGTTATGTCTAGCAGTTTTAGATTTTAATCATCCTATAGCTCTTATACACGATAGTGTCTTATGTAGAGCTACAGATATGACAGAGCTATCCAGAATTGTCAGAGAAAAATACATGTACCTGTTCGCAGAGCATGATTACCTAACAGATTTCGCTAACCAGATAGGTGCGGAAACTGAACCACCGATTATTGGCGACCTACAACCAGAGTCAGTAATTGAATCCACTTACTTTTTTTGTTAATGAGAAACATCCACGTCACACCTGATCCCGTAGTATTAGAAGGATATCAGGCTGTAATGAAGCCAAGTCAGTACGGCTATAGCTTGAGAGCTGTAGTTGGTCAAGACATGATTGATAAACTAGAGGAAGAAAGAACTGAGTGTCTTAAGTGGGCTGAGTCTAAGCTCAAGAACCCTAAGAGATCCTCATTAAAACCAGAGCCTTGGGAGGAGGTATCAGATGGAAAATACATCATCAAATTCTCATGGGCTGAAGATAAAAAACCCCCAGTGGTCGACACTGAAGGTAGTCCAATTAGTGACCCTAATACTCCTGTGTATGCTGGGTCTACGGTAAAGCTAGGCTTTATACAGAAGCCTTACCTACTAAGAGATGGTATCTCGTATGGAACGTCTCTGAAGCTCTCTGGAGTACAGATCGTGACGGTTCAGGGAGGTGCTGGTATTGATACTGGAGACCTAGATGAAGTAGGAGTAGCTGAATTATTTGGTAAGACCAAAGGCTTTAAAGCAGGTGAACCAAATGTTGAGGCAGCTGGCACACCATCATCAGTAGAAGACGATGACTTCTAATGTTCAAATCAGAACTAGAAGAGAAAGTCTCAGATTTACTGTGTGAGTTAGGGATTGATTATGAGTATGAACCAACTAAGGTTCCATACCAAATACAACATAATTATTCACCTGATTTCCTGTTACCTAATGGTATATATCTAGAAACCAAGGGTTATTGGGACTCAGCTGATAGAAGAAAGATGAAAGCTGTAAAGGAACAGAATCCAGACTTAGATATAAGGATGGTCTTCCAAGCTCCTTACAACAAGATCTCAAAGAAATCTAAAACTACATACGCCAAGTGGTGTGAGAAGCATGATATACCTTGGACTGCTTGGCACAACATACCAATGGAATGGCTCATATAGAGAGCGAATTCGTAAGACATACAGCATGTGAAAACTGTGGCAGTAGTGATGCGAAGTCTGAGTATTCAGATGGACATACCTACTGCTTTGTATGTCACGCCCGTACTCCTGGGAATGGAGAAAATACACACACTCATCAAATGTCTACCAATGTACAACTCAAAGGATCTGCCGTACGGCTGCAACGTAGAGGAATCAGTGAGAAGACAAACCAGAAATATAAAATCTTCCGAGACGGAGAACTTCTACGCTTCTATTATTTCACGAGCGACGGAATACTTCAGGGAGCAAAAGTAAAAACCAAACAAAAGGATTTTTATTATGAAGGCATATCTACCGATACTCTGTTTGGTCAGCACCTATTTCCTAGTAGTGGCAAACGCATCATTATTTATGAAGGTGAGTTAGACGCTGCCTCTGGCTGGGAGGCAATGACAGGTTGGCCACACGTGTCGCTCCCTCATGGAGCTGCGAGTGCCAAGAAAGATATACAGAAACAATACGATTTATTCCAAGGCTATGAGGAAATTGTTCTCTTCTTTGATGGAGATGAGGCTGGAAGAAAAGCAGCGGAAGATGCTGCAAGCGTAC